CGCGGTGGAGGGCGGGGTGGGGAGGGGGGGGGGGTGGTGGGGGGTGGGGGTGGGGGTGGTGGTGGGGGGGGTGCAGCACTCTCTTGCTGTCTCCCCCTAACGATTGGCTTTGGGACTTGACGTTTCGTTTTTTATATATTTAGATTGTGTTTATGGTTAAATCGGATTCAAAGAAGGATCGTCTTGCGAAGTTGGGGGAGGTGGTGCGGAAGGATTGTCCGAAGTGTGGGAAGAAGGGGCAGGTGTTTTATTCGAAGTCGCATCCGTATTGCAAGGTGTGTTTTCGGAATTATCAGCGGATTCAGCATCATGTGAAGAAGTGGAAGCCGGGGTTGTTGAAGAAGCAGAAGGGTCGGTGCAAGATTTGTCGGGTGGATTTGCGGAAGTTGCCTACGTCGCAGCATCATGTGGATCATTTGCATGACACGGGTTTGGTTCGTGGTTTGTTGTGTAAGTCGTGTAATAACGCTTTGGGGAATATGAGGGATAATCCGGATCGGTTGGAGGCTGCGGCTGCTTACCTTCGGGAGACTGAGCCGTTTGATCCGAGGTTGGGTTGATGACTGGGTTTGAGTTGGAGTTGTGGTGGCGTAAGACTTTGGGGGAGGCTGTGGTTGAGACGATTAATAAGTTTCCTGATCACATGGTGTTTGTGGGGGGTCATTTGCATGAGCTTGAGATTCTTGTTTCTTTGGCTGCGGCTGAGGAGTCTTTTGAGTTTGTGGCGTTGGCGAAGTTGTTGTCTGTGGCTCCTGAGGTGATTCAGTGGTTGTTTGGTGAGGATTGGTTGCCTGATTTGAAGCCGGAAGATGTTTGAGAAGGGTCCGATCGAGTTCATTGGGCCTGGTCGGGTTCGGGTGACTGGTCAGTATCTGACGGAGGTTCGGGCGATGTTGACGGAGGTTCGGGTGACTGATGAGGGGCGGGTTCGGTGTCTTGCGTCTTCGGAGAAGGCTGCGTCTGTGCTTTTTGAGGTTCCGGAATCTGAGCTTGTTTTGGATCGTGTTCCGAGTTTGGATGTGTATGAGGTGTCTTGGGTTCCTGGGGGTGTTGTTCTCCCGTAGGTAGCTGGCCGTGTTACGCTCTTGTTATGGCTATTCATGGTGATGATGTTGCGTTGTCCACTTCGGCGGTTGCTGTTTGGACTGCGAATAATGGTGATGCGAATCAGCCGCAGTCAGTGACGGTGCAGTCGAGTCAGTCGATTGTTGTGACTGTTGGTGGTGCTGATGTGGCGAATGCGTCGAATGGTGTTGTTTTGCCTGATGGGTCTTCGGCTCCGAAAGCGGTCACGGTGCCGTTGTATTACGGCGATGTGCTGTATGCGATTGCGGCGTCGGGTACTCCTACGGTTCAGATCCTTGTGAACAGGGTGTAATCGGCGAGGTGTGGACCCCGAACGGCATGGACTCCATCCAAGGCATTACTCCTTACGGTGCAGGTTTTCGCTACCAGAGCCTGATGTTGAAGTTGACGTTCGTGAAAGCGAACTCCAGGTTCGGGTGCCAATCTGACGGCCCGCCTCAGCGCACTAGAGTTGGCGGCATAAGCGCCTGTTTCGAACTGGTTGAAGCATAAGCAAGGAGATATTTATGAAAGACTTTTACAATCGCTTTGCTCAAGGCAGCATCGCATTGAGCGCTGCTGTCATCGACCTCGGTGCGGTGTTCGACTGGATCGACTGGTCCCAAGATCAGCTTGCAGCCGTTAACCTCGTCATCATCGGTACCTGGTCCGTCGTGTTTGGCACCCAGGTCAGATCACTCAAGGAGTCCTGATGATCAAGAAAGCTAAAGCCACCAAGAAGCCGGCGAAGAAGAAAGCCGCAGCTAAGCCTGCTGCTGTTCCCTCGCAGGCGGCTGTCACTTTGCCTACTTGTCGTGTTGATCCTGCGATTATTCGCATGTACAGCACTGATAAGACTGAGGAGATCGAGATTACTGAGCGACAGGCTGTGGCTCTTGGTATTCCACAGCATCGGTGGCGATAGATCAGAGGCTTTCTTCTGATGAGCTTGGGGAGCTTGAGGCTTTACTTGAGGTTGCGACTGAAGAGGAAGCCGAAGCGATCCGGAAGTACCTTGCGACTGAGGTAGCTCTTGAGAGTCCTCTGGATTATGCGTGTTACGTGTCTCCAGAGACGATCCGGTACAAGCATGTTTTGTTGCTCAACGATTACATTGCTGCGCTATGTGAGTTCAGGTTGTATGAGGACGGGCCTGGCCCTCCCCCCATCTGGTTTTATCGAACCTCTGATGGTCAGGTCCGGTCAATTGATGACGTTTGGTCTCTTCCCATCAATCCTGAAGATGAGGATTATGACGACGAGAACCCGATTGAGGAATGGTGGGGACAGCATCCGCACCGTCCTGAGATGCGGGTCAAGATGCGTCTTGCTCTTGCCATGCCACCCCGGCATGGCAAATCTTGGTTGACGACTCTCCACACTCCTGGGTGGTATCTGTCTCGATGGCCTGATCGCAAGATTGCTGTTCTGACTTACTCCGATGATTTCTCTTGGGAGTGGGGTGATCTCATCAACAACCAACTTCGAGATGACAACGAGTTTGTCCAAACGAAAGGCAACCGAACCCTCATTCGAGAAACCGAGTTCAAAGGTGAGATGCGGTTTGCCGGGATGGGTGGAAGAATCACAGGCACCGGATATCACTTAGGTCTAGTTGATGATCCATTCAAGAACGACGAGGAAGCGAACTCGGTAGCAATCAGAAACTCGAAAGATCGCTGGTATGGCTCAACTTTCCTTACTCGTAAGGAACCAAGGGCTGTCGAGATCCTTATGTTTACTCGTTGGCATGAAGATGACATCTCTGGCCGTCGAGTGTTCGAGCCTGAGTCTTCTGTCGTTCGCAAGGATTGGGTCTATCTCAATCTCCCCGCCTTGGCTCTTGACCCTGCAGAAGTTGGTGAGGAAGATTATGTGGATCCGATCGGTCGTTCGCCTGGTGCTGCGCTCTGTCCTGCGAGAAAGACCAGAACGGAATTGGAAACGATCCGTGACGAAGACCCTCTTTTCTTCGAGGCTATGTACCAGGGTTCTCCGACACTTGACGCCGGAGGCATTCTCTCTCCCCCGTATCATCACTGGTCAGACTCAGGGACGCACTACCGGCTACACACCGATGACATATCCGGCCTACTGGTGCCGAAACGGGACTGCGTGCGCTTTGCGACGGTTGATCTTGCCGCTACAAAAAACACATGGTCAGACTTTTCAGTGTTCGGCGTGTGGGACTTTCATAAAGACATGCAACAACTCATTCTCGTCAGCATGGAGCGCACACGGATCGAATCAGCCGAGCATGAAACATGGCTACTCGACAATTGCCGAACCTGGAGCGTCGAAACGGTCGGCATCGAGGATGCCACCTACGGGAAGACCCTGATTCAATACATGATTCGCCGAGGCGGGCTACATGTCTGGCCTCTCAAGGTTGACGGCACCGACAAGATCAGTCGAGCCATCCCCTATGGCGCAGGGATCACTCAGTCTAGAGTCTGGTTCCCAAAGGGTGCCCCATGGCTCCACGTCTGGGAGTTGGAACACCGCAACTTCCCCAATTCCACCCATGACGACATGGTTGATGTCGGGTCATATGCCTGGCATTTGTCTCGCTCAATGCCTGCTACCCATCGGATCAGTATAAAAGAGGACACCTTTGAGGAGAAGTGCTACAAGCAACTCGAAACAAGTGGGAAAGGGATCCATTCCCTAGCTCACCAGTTGAGCATGTAGTCTAATTTCATGACATTCTCACTGGTTCGTGATGGCGAGTTCAATGTGGTCACCTCTGCAAACGGTGGATTGTGCTACGTCTGCAACTGTAGGAAACAGCCTGGCGACCTTGGAATCTTCCGAGGTGTCGCTATTGACTCCGAAGGCATCCTTGACATCTGTCAACGCTGCATTGTCACCGCAGCTCAAGACTTAGGCATGATTGGTATTGCCAAAGCTGAAGAACTGGAGAATCTGATCAATGAGCATGAAAATCAAATCAATGTGCTTCATCAGATCAATGAGGAACAAGAAAAGTTGATTATCGCACACAGAGCTACAAAGACTGCCCGTGAACGCTTGAACCTCCCAGCAGCAGCTACTAATAAGAAAGTCAGTGTTCGGTGATCTGGGTTTTGGTGGGACTCTCTGTTTTGCTGGTGATCCTGTGTATTATTTTGGCAATAGCGCTCATAGGGATTCATGAGTCTCATCAAGAGGTAAGAGAGAAGTTGACCCGAGTCGCTTTGCAGGTGACGCACGGTTCACGGGCTGCTATGACCTACGATCAAGGGGCAGAGAGAACGCCGGCTCTAAACGAAGAACCACTGGGATAAGTTATGGCTGACGATAAGGGCAAGATCACCGAGATCTATTCTGAGAGCTACACCCATATTTATGGGGAGCTTCGGAACTACTGGATGAACCACAGCTTTGTGCGTGGACTCCAGTGGCTGGGTTGGGGTGAGACCGTCGGCCATCTCGTAGATCAATCTCGCAAAGACGAACGCATCCGGATGATCGTCAACCGGATACGTGCAAACCAGCGCACCATTATGGGCAACCTGACGCAACGTCAGTTGACGTTCCAGTCGATGCCATCAATGGCAGACGATGCTTCAATTAGATCTGCGAGACTTGGTGAAGCAATCCTTCGTGATCTTGGAACCTCTCAAGGATGGGAAGTGGTCAGAGAAGAACACATGGCCGGAACCACTAAAGGTGGTACTGGCGCTTTGATGACCGAAATCGACCCTGAGACACGGCTACCGACAGTCAAAGCATTGTCGATTGCCGAGTTCGTGGTTGAGCCGGGTTCACGTCGAGCGGAGTTTGCTCGGTGGGTTATCAAAGTTGAAGCTCTACCCCCAAAGGTCGTCAAGGCACTCTTCGGGCTGAAGGTCACGCCGCCTGCTGACGCAAAGTCAGGTTTGGGTCCATTCCAGAACCAGTTCCTGAACCAAGATTTCGGATCGAACAACCCCACACCTGAGCTCACTCGGGTGCTTACCTATTACGAACGCCCGATGGGTGGGAAGCAGAAGACCAAGGGCAAGTGGATGGTTGAGGTTGACGGCAAAATTGTCGATCAAGGCAAGTGGCCTTTCCCATTCGATGATCGTCTACCCATTGCCGTCGCCCGAGAATCCATTGAGGAGAATCAGTGGTACGGGACTACCTACATGAACGACGTTCGCAAAGTCCAGATCCTCATGAACCACATCTGGAGTGGGATAGCCGAGCACGCCAAGGAACTAGCGACCAAGAAGGTCGTTTACCCTTCCGCCGCTCGTTCGTTCGTGGAGGAAATGGATGACCAGCCAGGTTGGGTGCCGTGGCCCGAGGGAGTCGAAATGCCTCAAGGTTTTGACCCACCCAAAATTGATGCCTCCTACGAAAACATCATTGACCGATGCGCTATGGCTATTGACGACATCATGGGTGTGCACGACGTGTCCCGTGGGCAAGCTCCCCCAAACATCGAATCTGGCCTGGGTATCTCTATCCTCAGCGATAACGACAACTCCCCCACGGCAAGATTGATTAAAGAGACGGCACGTTGCTGGAGCGAAACCGCTCGCATGTGCCTCCAGATCTATCAGACTGAAGTTACTGAAGAACGTGAAGTTGTCGTTCAGGGCGACATCGGAGTTGAGCGGTTCAAGCACAAGGGTTCGGATCTGAACAGCCAATTCGAAGTTACAGTTCCGACTGATGCCATCGTCCCTCGATCCAGAGCAGCGATGGTTGCTATTGCCGACAAGATGTGGCAACAGGGTCTGATCTCTGAGCCAGCTCAATACATCGAGGTGGCTGAGATGCCTGGCGCTGAAACTCTTATCTCTGCCATTGACCCAGACACAGCCAAGGCTCGTCGTGAGAACTTCGAGTTGGTTCGTGGTGAGATTGGTGATCCCAAATGGCACCTGATTGACAACCATGACATCCACATTCGTGAGCACGAACGCTTTATGAAAACAAAGCGTTGGGAGATGCTTGAGGATCTGGTTCGGACTGACTTCGACAACCACATCAAGATGCACAAGCAGTATCAAGGCGAAGCACGAGCTGCCGAAGTTAAGATGGCAAGTCTGGAAGCTGGCGCTGAAGCAGCGCTGGCTCCACAAGATCCATCAATGATGATGCCCCCTGGGGCCGGACCTGGAGGGGCACTGCCCCCAGGGGGCGCACCACCTCTAGAAGAGATGGGAGCGGATCCAGCAGATTTCCTTGATTATGACGAGCTTGATGTCCAAGACCAGCTCACAGGTCTGATGACCATGAATGACGCAGGAGCATAAAGTGGATGAAGTTGCACGGCAGGCAGAGCTATCTCGTGCACGAGAGCAAGCAGCGGCAAGTCGAGTAGAGCTTGCACCATTCAAGAAAGCATTCGCTCATCTTGATCCAGAAAACACGGCATGGATGCTGGAGACTCTGGCCAAGATGGGATCGGAGAATCAGCAAGATCAGGCTGAAGCGGCAGATCGCCTCGGCAGTCTCACCGTCAACTGGATGGGGGAGAGTTTTGTCCCATGGGTTGAACAGCTAACAGGAGTGTCACTTGATGCTCCTGAACCGCAGGCAGGAGCCGAAATGGAAGAGGAACAACTAAAGACAATGCTGGCTGAGTTCCAAAGGAACATCGTTTCAGCAGTTGATAGTCGCTTCAATGAACAAGCCAGTACGAGTGATCAGAGGGAGCGATTCAATGCCATTCTGGGAGAAATCCGAGGACTCGGGTACAACCCAGATTCGTGGCAGGGCAAGATGCTCCTTCAAACCGCAGCAGATGAGACAGGCGCAGATGTCCAGGCTGCTCACGCCATTCTTCAGGAGCGGGGCATTCAACCCTCAGATCCTGTCGCAGAGGAGACTCCTGTCGTCCCCGCAGGTGCACCGCCCACCCCAGTCATCCCTATTCCACCCGTTGTTGAACCTGCTTCTGTTCCTCCGACTGGCGGGCAGGTTGGTGGTACTGGCATTCCCGAGACGCCTTCGGAAGAGATCATAGATTTTGGGATGGCGTCGGATGCGACGTTGGAATTACTTACGAGCATTGTTGGCGGGGAGTAGGAGATTAGTTGGGGTGCTTGTGGCATCCCAACTTTTTTGTCTATAGTGGTGTTACGGGGGCAGGCCCCCCGAGCAAGACATAGGGCAGGACCCTTCAGTCGAGCGACAGAAGTCAAAACTCACCAATCATGGTGGGTTCTAATTTGTCGATCCTGAAAGGAAGCCCCAATGGCTCAAAACACGACAAACATTGATTCAGCTCTCAAGGAGTACTACCTCCCCCCGGCTGTAGAACAGCTTAATAACAAGTCGATGATGCTCTCCCAGATTGAGCGCAACAGCCGACACATCGAGGGTCGCCGTGCGGTCCTCTCTCTCCACGTCGAACGCAACCATGGTGTTGGCGCTCGGGCAGAAGGTGGAACTCTCCCAACTGCCCAGAACCAGGGATGGGCCGAGGAACGTGTGGGCATGGCTCACAACTACCTCCGTCTCCAGCTCTCTGGCCAGGTCATGAAGATGACCGCATCCGATGCCGGCTCTTTCGTCCGCTCTCTCGATTCAGAGATGCAGTACGGCGTTAAGGATCTTCGTCGAGATGTAAACCGTCAGGTCTTTAACAACACGGCTCAGACGATCGCTACTTGTGGTACAACCTCGGGTGCGACAGAAGTGATTCTCGCTTCGACGACTGGCAACACTGCCATGCGTCAGTTTGAGGTTGGGATGCTTGTCGATATCGGCACCGCTGCCGATTACTCGGTGGTCATTGCGGGTACGGAGATCAGTGCAGTCAACCGAGCTGTTGGTTCGGAATCCATCACGATTGGTACAGCGGTGACTACATCGTCTTCGCACTTCGTGACTCGGACTGGTAACCAGAGCAATGAACTCATCGGTCTTCGAGAGATTGTGGCGAACTCGGGCACGTTGCACAACGTGAACCCGGCCACCTACGAAATCTGGAAGTCCACTTCTAATTCCAACTCCGGTACGAACCGTGCAGCGACTGACAATCTCTTCGAGACTGTCATCGACACGATCGACCTGGATTCCGACGAGTCACCCAACTTCTGTGTGACCTCGAAGGGTGTGCGACGGAACTACGCCGCACAGTTGAAAGCTCAGAAGCGCTTCAACGACAGCGCAAGCCTCACCCTTAAGGGTGGCTTCAAGGCTCTCACCATTGACTGCGGCGACGTGACGTTGCCGATCATTGGCGAGCGTGACTGTCCCAACAACACCGCTTTCCTCCTCAATCTTGGTGCTCTTACACAGCACGAGATGAGTGATTGGGAGTGGATGAACGAAGATGGTGCCATCCTCAACCGTGTCTCTGGCAAGGATGAGTACGAGGCAACCATGTTCAAGTACCACCAGCTCTGCACGAACCAACGGAACGTGCACGGAATCATTTCAGACCTCACGGAAGGAAGCTGATTATGTCTGTTCCATCTTCGGTAACCATCGCAGACACCATCGACACGCTCAACGGAGTCATAGTGATCGGTACCCTCTTGGGTGCTGCTTCTACTGATGCCGGTGGAGACACGATCGCAGCGTCAAACTTCGGTTTGACCTCGTTCAGTCATCTCCAGCTTGGTCCCATTCCAGTGATTGATGTCCACGCTGTTTGGCTCGACGCAACCAAGAAAATTCAGTACTTCTTGGAAGATGCCGGTGGTATCCAAATTGAGACGTTGGACAACGACGCCAACATCACTCCATTCATTGTGTATGGGAAGGCCTGATCCATGGCTGTCTCCGTAACCGTTAACGATCGAGATGTTTGGGGGTCACATCAGGTCCGTTGGGCCACTGTGACCTTTGATGCCTCGTATCCAACAGGTGGAGAAGCTGTTACGGCGGCTGACTTTAACTTGTCGGAGATCAAAAACATGATCGTTGGAATGCCCGATGTCGGCGACACAATGGCCGGCATGTACTGGGTGGGATCAACGAGCAAAATCATTGCTGTAGAGCAAGATGGGGCTCAAGTCGCCAATACCCATGACATCGACGGTCGAACCGTCGAAGTGTTGGTTATCGGTAAGTGATCTGACCACCCCAAGTCAGAATGTCGGAGAGGGGTAGGCCGCCTGCGCCTGCCCCTCTTCGTCTACCATTGACTCATGCCTACATACACTCAATCACTTGAGCATCGGAGAGAGAAGCAGCGCTTACTTAAACAGCGCATCGAGCACGAAGCTCTTGGAGAACACATCCAAGAACGTGTTCGTCTCCCTGATCCAACTATTGGGTGGGAGGGAAACCCGTACTTTACTGTTGTAAAGCACCGGGTTTTAGACCGTATTGAGATTTGGTACGACAAGCCAGGAGAGGAGCAGATGGTCGGCCATGCGCCGCTTGATCCGTCTCCTGACATCGGACAAATGCTGGTCGGACTCATGGAGTGGGGAGATTCACGCCGCACACCCATCGAAACCCGGATGGCAGCAATGGACAAACACAACGACAAAATATTTGATGACAGGCAGAAGGTTATTGATGACCAATACGAAGAAGCTGGTGATCGCATGGAGCTTGCAGTCATCAAAGACATTCAGGGCTTCAGGGGACGCCTCTACTAAGGTTGGCTAAATGATCCAGGGCAATAGACGTTTGCAAGCAATGAGAACTGGTCGGAATCCATCCGTCCGGAACGCTCGCCGTAACAACGGCCATGTCAGAGCAGAAGCCCCAAGCCCTAATCCGATTCCGACTGTTGCTGGTCCTCCGAAGGCGGCTTCACCCGAATCGGGTGGGGACTTGGAGATTAGCCCTAACACTGAGTCTTTGATGCAACGTTTAGATGTGATGAGGCAACAACCTCCTTCTCCTGGAGGGCTTTCTTCATCGCCGCCCACAGCTAGACCAAGTTCCTCTAGTGCTTCCAACAAGAATGAGATCTTGGCTGGGGCTGTGGGCGAGTTCGCAACAGTCATGTCTAGGCTGCAACGCCTCATGGCTATTCAGAAAAGGCAGTTGCGTCGAGGGGCTGGGTTGGAATGACTACTGAGACGCTTCTCTTTGCAGCAGTTAGAGCACGTTGCAACCTTGCTGCCACCGATGGCCGGCTTACTGATGCTGAGCTTCGGATCTTCCTCAACTCTGCAATTCAGCATTGCGGCACCCGTGAAGATTGGCCTTGGCATCGAGCTAGCGCTTCGTTCAACACGGTTGTAGATCAAGCCGCTTACGGGTTGAGTGGTCGGGTGCACAGGTCGATTACGATTCCGAGCTTGGATCTTGTTCTTGAGGAGATCACGCTTCGTCGGGCGATAGCAAACTCTTCGGCTGCTTCTGGTGTCCCGCACTCTTACGTCTTGGAGTACAACACCATTACCTTGTACCCGAAGCCGAGCCAGGTCTGGTCGATGACTCACCACTACTACGCATTTGCTGATGCAACGACAACGGGGAGTGATGCAGTTGATTCTCCTAACATGTTTGATGACTTAATCGTGTTAAAGACTTGCATCTATGTCGCTGAAAAGATCCGTGATTCCGAACTTGCTCAAAGGTTTGATACGACGTTTAGGGACGAGATGAGGGAAGCCAAGAGCATGGCGACGAACAGTCGTGCTGCGATTGGCATCAATGTGCGTGACGACTGGGTGCTCTAATGCCCTCAGACGAAATTGTTGGATCCAACTTCTCAGACTGGAAAGCTGGTCCTTGGCATAGCCTCGGACCCGACAAAGGCCCAGCCAAAGGGCGACGTTACGACTGCATCAACATGCAGGTCTATCAGAACGGAAGCTTGGGGCCACGTCCTTGCCTTTTGGAGAACGGTGGCACTGGGTTCACCGAGACGTTGGCTAATTTCGACGGGGCTGTCCATTTTCACCAAGATTTCATTTATGACCTTGCATATAGCAACAAGAACCTGCTGATCTTTGACGGCGCAACCACGGTACGAAACGTCGATATTGCTGATGATTCGAACGCCAATGTCGAAATTAGTACTGCCGGGGCGATTAACACGCAGGCCAAGCATCCTCGGTACTCGGCCTCACCCCAAACAAAGATTGGGACACTTAGCCATGTACCTATAGCGACAGGTGGATTGATCTATGGCGGGCTTTCTTACATTGATGCCATCGGATCCAGCGCTACAAACATTACTCAACCCACAGACTGGTCGCCTCACACCATCATCTCCCACCGTGACCGATACTGGTCCTGGGGTGATGCTTCAAATGCAAACCGTATCCACTACTCAATTCCAGGTAGCCAAACCAATTGGACTGATGCTGACCTAGCCGGATACTTGGATGTGGGGGCAACTCCGCTCCTCCCCATCATTGGCGTTTGGCCAATGTACGACTCCCTCCTCATCGCAATGTCCAATCTTCGTTGGTACATTTTCCGATTCACTGATGATCCACAGTTTGGTGAGATCCGATACATAGGCACAAAACGTATCCCTGACTTCTCGGTTCAGGCAGCTCAGCCAGGGGACTCACTTCTCTTCTTGACCAAAGCCTCAGGCATTGTCGTAGTTACACCTGATTCCATTGATGACGTAACTCTTGATTACGTCAAACCTACGGGGGTGAGCGTAGGTGATCTGTTCTTTCTCCGAGCGATAGAGAACCAGGAGCAGAACTCTGTCTGCTTGCCTTACGCCGTCAAGGCTATTGCCGCTAACTCTCCAGACTTTTCTCACATTGGAGATCAAAGCTTCGATCTTGTTAATGGGGTCTGGGTCCGATCTCTCTACTGGGGTGTAGCGGCTGCTGATTTCGTACCCAGTGTCATTGACACGTTCAGAGCGTCTAGCTCCGAGATCGGACTCATTGCAGTCAATGACACCTTGGGTGGAGACCAATGGGGCAACTACGTCAGACCCGTTACCCTCAACCGACCAAGTAACGATAATGACACGTACTCCAGCGGCAGCGAAGTAGCGATTCATTCCTCAAGCTCAGCCGATCGTTTCTCGGGCGAGCTCACATTGGCTCGTTGGCGTTCTCCCGAAGGCGACTCAGGGATTGTGGAGTCTGTGATTTTCGATATCGACTATTGGAAAGCTTCGGGGTTTCAGACTCCAGCATTTACGGTGACTGCTGACTATGAGTCTGGCGGCACCGAGTATCTGGATCAGGCGATCGGATCGCTGAATGCGGCAACGCTAGATGCAACATTGACCTATACACCCGAGCGAACTCGTGTGGTGTTGAATCCTGCTGCGATCCCTGCGGCAAGTTCGATTCTTATCAAAATTAAGGGCATCAAGTCTGTTGCGTTTGTCAATATCAGTGTCGAGATGCGTGTCCAGTCACAGGATCCTCTCACCTCTCAAGGAGCTAGCTAATGCCGTCTCGTGGAGATTATGATAACGAGTTCCCGTACATGGCAAAGGGTGTTTCTCGTGAGGAGTCAAGAGGGTCCGGTGCTCCTCCGAGCACTTTTGACTTTTTGGCTTCGTCTTCGCTGGAGGTGCGTACTGGGCTGACAGTCAATGGCAATATCCGGCAGTCTCGTGGCACGTTGGCTTCGTCGAACTTTGTCTCTGGTAGCACTGGATACAGTTTGGATGCAGAGACGGGAATTGCTGAGTTTACGTCGGGCACGTTTTCTGGCACGGTTTCAGCGGCCACTATTGCAGCGAACACAGTGACTGGGTGGCTTACAACTAGCGGCACTGCTGGTTTGCGATCTGCGGCTTCAGGCGAACGGGCCCAGATACAGGGATCAAATCATGCGATCCATTTCTACAGTAACGACCCAGCCGAGACCCGATCTGGCACTAT